TTCGGATGTTTCTATAAATGAACTTACTAAAAACCTTAAAGAAAAAAACTTTTCTGAAGTCCGTAAGTGGGTCAACGCTAACTTGGATAATGATACTACTTTATTGTTTCGTCGCGTTTACGATAGTTTTTATGAAACCTTGGTCGCTAGTTCTATTCCTCCTGCCATTCTTATTCTGGCTAAATATCAGTACCAAGTAGCCTTTGTGGCAGATCAGGAAATTAATATGTTAGCATGTCTAACAGAAATTATGGTGGAGTGTACATTCAAATGACTAAATCAACATTTACAAAAACAAAAGCACAGATGAAATCATCAAGTTATTATCTATTCTGGAGCATAGCAACTGTTGCAGTTGTCGCAGGACAAGTTTATGTCGGCACAGGATATAGATCAATGTCAAGATCACTAGATGCATGGTTTGATAAGAGTATCAACATTATGATACAAAAACGTCTTATGCGAGAGATGCCACCTAGAAGACAAGAATATTATCAGGATGAAATGCCCGTTATAAGATGATTATAAGTGAAGCAGATGCTACATGGGCTGCTGATGAATTCATACATTATTTTAAAAATTTTACATCAATAGAAGATTATTTGAGACATGTAAAAAAGGAAGTAGTGTGTAAGACAAATCAACTTAGTCCTTTACAGGATGAATTTTTCAATGAAGATATCCATCCTAATGAAATGGAATTTGATATTAAATTTATTGGAAATCGATTTAATTATTCATTACCACAAGAACATTATAGGAATCTTTTAGCAGCAGTTTCATCTCACAATAATGAATCCAATATTCCCGGTAGAGAATTACGTTGGATGATTTATGAGAGAAGAACTGAAAAGATAGTAGGGTTTATTCGTTTTGGATCTCCAACTATTAATTCCAAACCTAGAAATATATGGTTAGGAAAACAACCAAATCTTTCTGTGTTTAATCGTCATGCAGCTATGGGATTTGTCATTGTTCCATCTCAACCTTTTGGGTATAATTATCTTGGTGGTAAATTACTTGCATTAATGTGTGTATCTCACTTTGCTAGAGAAACTTTAAACGAAGTTTTTGAAAAAGATATTGCACTTTTTGAAACTACTTCTTTATACGGATCAACAACATCGGCATCTCAATATGACGGACTCAAACCTTTTTTTAGATTTAAAGGTCTAACTGAAAGTAAATTTTTACCTTTGTTACATGATGAGGTATTTCATAAATTGCATAATCACTTTACACATTTGAATAATGATACACCTCTTACTGATAATAAAGCATCTTCAAAGAAAATGAAACGTCAAACTAAAATGATTGCAATTATCAAAAAATCTTTACAGGATCAAAATAAATTAAAAGAATTTACTTCAGTAATTGATATGGCTTTTGGTCTCACACAAAGAAAAAGATTTTACATATCTGACTATGGATATGGTAATGTTCGTGAGGTTATTAATCAACAACAAGATAAATTAATTCCCGGTCAAAACTGGGACAAGTTTCATTTAGAAAATATAATTTCTTGGTGGAAAAGAAAAGCAAGTAAGAGATATGAAAAATTAAAAAAAGAAAATAGATTTAGAAATAAGGTCGAACTCTGGACAGAAGATGAGGACATACAGATTATAAGATGAATAAATTTTCTCCAAAACATTATCAACGTGGAAAGATTCAAGTTTGGGATTTCATAGCAGATCAAAACTTAGATTTCATTTTAGGAAACGTAGTTAAGTATGTGTGTCGTGCAGGCCACAAAAATCAAGAAGATGAACTTGATGACCTTATGAAAGCAAAAGCATACATCGATAAAAAAATAGAATTGTATCATGGCAGAACTTAAAGACTGGTTAAACTCTATCAACTTTACTAAAGATAATTTAGTAGAGGAAGATCCAAATGTGATTAAAGATTATCCTCCATACATCATTAATCGTTGCTTATCAGGTCATCTTGATGCAATTATGTTTGCAAATGAAATGAATAAATACCCTAACTTAGATAAAGACCTCCAATATTCATTTTATCTAAATACACTTAGGAAAAAAAAGAGATTTTCTCCCTGGCTCCGTAAGGATAAAGTCACGGATCTTGAAATCGTCAAACAATACTATGGTTATAGCAATGAAAAGGCATCACAAGCTTTAAGAATATTAACCCCTGACCAAATTAATTTTATTAAACAACGACTTGACACTGGAGGAATGAAATGACTGCGACTGCTGAACCAACCGTGCATTGGACTCAAGATCAGATGCTAGAGGTTGTATTAAATGAACCAGATGATTTTTTGAAAGTTCGTGAGACACTTACTCGTATTGGAGTTGCGTCTAGGAAAGAGAAAAAACTCTATCAATCTTGCCATATTCTACATAAGCAAGGAAAGTATTTTATAGTTCACTTTAAAGAACTGTTTGCATTAGATGGTAAACACGCTAATCTCACAATCAATGATGTACAACGACGTAATCGCATTACTCGTTTACTGGCTGATTGGGGACTTATCTCAATAGTCAAAGAAAATTCATGTGTTGATATTGCACCATTGAATCAAATCAAAGTTTTATCTTATAAAGATAAAGGAGATTGGATATTAGAACAGAAATATAATATTGGTAAAAAAACTAAAACAACCGAAACACCAGAATCAGAATAATTGAAAAAATTTATATTCGATGTTGATGGCACGTTAACTCCAAGTCGCCAACAAATGAACTTTAAGTTCATGTGCTTTATGATCAAATTTTGTTGCACCTATGATGTGTATCTTGTTACTGGTAGTGACAGAGCAAAGACTGTTGAACAGATAGGTCTTGACGTTTACAATAGATCAATAAGAGTATACAACTGTTCTGGTGCAGATGTATATGAGAAAGATGCTAACGTCTACAAATCTAATTGGAAGATCTCAGAAGAAGTAGAAAAGTTTTTACAAGATGAATTAGATTTTAGTCAGTTCCCTGTTCGTTGTGGTAATCATATTGAAACAAGACCGGGTGGTATTAATTTTAGTATCTTAGGTCGTGGAGAAGGTGTGAACTTACCAGATAGAGAAGAGTATGTTAAGTGGGACAGAAATACGAGAGAGAGAATATTGATTGCAGATAGATTAAAGAATCAATTTCCAGATCTTAATGTTCAGATAGGTGGTCAAACTGGCCTTGATATATCTGATAATGATAAGAGTCAGATACTTAGAGATTTTAATCCAGAAGATGAAATACATTTCTTTGGTGACATGATGGAAGAGGGGCAGAATGATTATCCTTTAGCGAAAGCAGTAAAAGAATGGGGCGGTTATCCGCATCATGTAAAGGACTGGGAGGATACCCGAACACGACTTTCTGAGTTCATAGTATAATTAGTATTGTCGCCGTAAGGGACACAATACACACTCGCTTATTTAAGGAGAATTATGACTAACGTTCACAGGTACAGAGCCGGTGATCTCGGAGAACTATTCGATAAGATCACAAAAAACAGCATCGGACTAGACCAGTATATTGATCAGTTTTGGCAAACTGCATCAGTTACTTATCCACCATATAATATTCTACAACACAGTAATCATGAGTCTAGTTTAGAGATTGCACTTGCAGGATTTAAAAAGAAGGAAGTTAAAGTTTACACAGAGCACGGTAAACTAATTGTAGAGGGGAAGAAAGAAGAGAAAAAAGATGATGAGTATGTGCATCGTGGCATGGCTCAAAGATCGTTCCAAAGAGAATGGCAACTTTCTGAAGATGTAGAAATTACAAAAGTTACATTTGAAGATGGTCTTCTTACTGTTGATCTAGGGAAGATAGTTCCAGAGCATCATGCTCGTAAAAATTACCTCTAAATACAACTGAGTTCGAGATGGAACTTGGGGATCTTGACGATCCCCTTTTTTATGTTATAATAGTATTGGAATAAAAAACAAATGACAGTCAAAATTTTATTACTTAAATCTGGTGAGGATGTGATTGCAGATGTAAAGGAGATGGTATCACCTGATGATAAAGTCATTGGTTACTTTCTTACTAAAGCATGTATAATTAAATTGCTTCCAAAAGAAACAGAGGGAAATAAAAAAGAAACATCGATATCGATGTATCCATGGATGCCTCTTGCAAAAGAAAAGGACATTCCATTACCAACTGATTGGGTAGTTACAATGGTCACACCAATTGAAAAAGTCGAAAAAATGTACAAAGAGGATGTATTAAATGGAAAAACAACCGATCAAACTGATAGTTCTAACGAATCAACAAAAATTAGTATCTCAGATTGAAGAGGTAGGTGCTGATGTTGGACAACCTGATTGTAAGTTAACAGAGCCATTTGTTGTTGGCCCTGATAATACTCTCAGTCCTTGGTTAGTTGATATCACCAGTGAAAATGTTTTTATGTTATCATCTGATAAGATACTTACTCTTGTTGATCCTAAACCTACTATACTTGAAAAATACCAAGACCTTCTTAAATGAAATTCTATACTAATGTCCAGTTGATTGGTAATCAATTTCTGGTTCGTGGTGTTGAGAATGGGAAAAGATATGAACACAGAGATGAGTTCTTTCCCACTCTTTTCGTTAGATCAAAAAAGAAAACAAAATACAAAACATTGAATGGTGTTTCGGTTGATGCTATTAAACCCGGAACCGTAAGAGAGTGTCGTGATTTCTTTAAGAAGTATGATGAAGTCGAGGGATTTGAAATATATGGAAATGATCGTTATATCTATCAATACATATCAGAAAAGTATCCAGAAGATGAGATTAAGTTTGATATTAGTAAAGTTAAATTAGTCACTCTTGATATTGAGGTATCATCTGAACGAGGCTTCCCTGATGTTGAATCATGTGTAGAAGAAATACTTGCGATTACAATACAGGATTATACAACAAAAGAAATTATTACATGGGGTGTTAAACCATTTAATAATACACAAAAGAATGTAACATATCATTGTTGTAATACTGAAGAGAATTTACTTCGCACCTTTATTAATCATTGGATGCAAGATGTTCCTGATGTGATTACTGGCTGGAACATTCAGTTGTATGATATACCTTATATTTGCAAACGTATCAGTCGTGTGCTTGGTGAGAAAACAATGAAACGTATGTCACCTTGGGGTCTTGTATCTGAGGGTGAGATTCATCTTATGGGAAGAAGTCACACCACGTTTGATGTTGGTGGTGTAACTCAACTTGATTACTTAGATCTATACAAGAAATTTACATACAAGGCACAAGAATCATATCGATTAGATTATATTGCCAAAGTAGAACTTGGACAACAGAAATTAGATCACAGTGAGTATGATACATTCAAAGAATTCTATACAAAAGGATGGCAGAAGTTTATTGAATATAATATCATTGACGTTGAACTTGTTGACCGTCTAGAAGATAAGATGAAACTGATTGAGTTGGCATTGACGATGGCCTATGATGCCAAGGTTAATTATAATGATGTGTTTTATCAGGTAAGAATGTGGGATACTATTATCTACAATTATCTCAAGAAACGTAACATTGTAATTCCCCCAAAGAATCGATCAGCAAAGAATGAAAAGTATGCAGGTGCATATGTTAAAGAACCGATTCCGGGAAAGTATGATTGGGTAGTTAATTTTGACCTTAACTCTCTATATCCTCATCTGATTATGCAATACAACATCTCTCCGGAGACACTCATTGAAGAGAGACACCCAACAGTAAATGTTGATAGGATACTTAATAAGGAGGTCGATATTAGTAATGATTATGCGACTTGTGCTAATGGTGCACAGTATCGTAAAGATGTTCGTGGATTCCTACCAGAACTTATGGACAAGATGTATGGAGATCGTGTGGTCTTTAAAAAGAAAATGATCGAGGCAAAGAAAGCCTATGAAAAGACACCAAGCAAAGCACTCGAAAAAGAAATCGCCCGTTGCAACAATATCCAGATGGCAAAGAAGATTTCTCTCAACTCTGCCTATGGTGCGATTGGTAATCAATACTTCCGTTATTACAAATTAGCAAATGCGGAAGCAATTACACTATCTGGTCAGGTCTCTATTCGTTGGATAGAGAATCATATGAATGACTATCTAAACAAAATACTTAAAACGGAGGGTGAAGACTATGTTATTGCTAGTGATACTGACAGTATCTATCTCAACTTGGGTGATCTTGTCAATAGGGTATACGAGGGCAGAGAAAAAAATGCTTCGAGCATCGTTTCGTTCCTTGATAAGGTGTGTGAAATGGAACTCGAAAAATATATTGACAGTTCTTATGAAGCGTTGGCCAAATACGTAAATGCTTATGATCAAAAGATGTTCATGAAGAGAGAGAACATTGCAGATCGTGGCATATGGACAGCAAAGAAAAGATATATTCTAAACGTATGGGATAGTGAAGGTGTTAGATATGAAGAGCCTAAACTTAAGATGATGGGTATTGAAGCAGTCAAGTCATCAACACCCGCACCTTGCCGTACAATGATTAAGAATGCATTGAAGATTATGATGAATGGTACAGAAGATGAAATGATAGATTACATTGAGTCATGTAGAAAAGAATTTAAAACACTACCACCAGAAGAGATATCATTCCCTCGCACAGCATCTGATGTTGTAAAGTATCGAGCACATTCTACGATCTATTCAAAAGGAACTCCTATACATATACGGGGTGCATTATTGTTTAATCATTATGTAAAGAAGCATAAGTTAGATAATAAGTATTCGCTCATTCAGAATGGTGAAAAAATTAAATTCTGTTACTTGAAAAAACCAAATATTATTCATGAGAATATTATATCATTTATACAAGATTTCCCTCATGAAATTGGTCTCAATCAGTATATTGATTACGACCTACAATTTGATAAATCATTCCTCGAACCACTTAAGATTATCTTAGATGCGATTGAATGGAATGTTGAAAAAACTGCAAACTTAGAACTTTTCTTTTCCTAATGGATCTACCTATAAACAACAAAGAACTTGGCACCATAGTAAGTGCACTGCACTTGGGTGGCGATACTGCGTTGTATCAAAAACTTAAATTGGTCAAAGAGACTATCGATGAAAATCCCGGTGGCCCATATAAGAAAATACTTCGTGAATCTCATGGTATGGTAATCTAATGTTTTATAAAAAAGTGAGTCTTGTAACGGGTGGTTTTGATCCCATCCATAGTGGTCATATATCATACTTTTCAAGAGCAAAAGATTTTTCAGATTTTCTTGTTGTTGGAATTAATACGGAAGAATGGTTGACTCGTAAAAAAGGTCAATACTTTCAATCATGGAAAGAAAGAGCAGAGATCATTCGTCATTTAAGAATGGTCGATGCTGTTATTACTGTTCCTGATGATGATCAGGGATCAGCCTGTGGTGCGATAGATAAATGTTTAGAGATTGCAGATGAAGTTGTTTTTTGTAATGGGGGTGACAGAGGTAAAGGTAACACACCAGAACTTGACAGATTTAAAAAGAATGATAGAGTTAAGTTTGAATGGGGTATCGGTGGTGAAGATAAAATGAACAGCAGTTCATGGATTCTACATGGATACTTTGAAAGACAAAAAAAATTATTAGGCATATGAATTGTTGGCATTGTGGAACTCAATTAATTTGGGGTGGTGATCATGACATTGACGAAGATGAAAGTATGGAGTATGATATGGTTACAAACCTTACATGCCCTAAATGCGAATCTTATGTAGAAGTTTATCATAAGTTTCAAAAATAATTATGGATTTTTTAAAAGAAATAGTAAAAGAGATCGGAGATGACTTCACCCAACTCGCATCAGATATCGATGAAACTGAAACATTTATTGATACAGGTTCGTACATTTTTAACGGGCTTATATCAGGCAGTATATTTGGCGGGGTATCTAACAATAAAATTACTGCAATTGCTGGTGAGAGCAGCACTGGAAAGACTTTTTTTTCCCTTGCTGTTGTCAAAAACTTTTTGGATACTAACCCTGATGGGTACTGCCTCTATTTTGATACTGAAGCAGCAGTCAATAAAGGATTACTGGAGTCTCGTGGAATTGATACGACACGGTTGGTTGTTGTAAATGTTGTAACCATCGAAGAGTTTCGTGGTAAAGCATTAAAAGCAGTTGACATATATTTGAAGAAATCAGAGGACGAACGCAAACCATGTATGTTTGTACTAGACTCTCTTGGTATGCTATCGACAGAGAAAGAGATTAATGATACACTGAATGACAAGATGGTTCGAGACATGACTAAATCTCAACTTGTCAAAGGTGCATTCCGTATGCTCACACTTAAACTTGGTCAAGCAAAAATTCCACTCATTGTTACAAACCACACTTATGATGTCATTGGTTCTTATGTTCCTACAAAAGAAATGGGAGGAGGTTCAGGCCTCAAGTATGCAGCAAGTACAATCATCTATCTCTCAAAGAAGAAAGAGAAGGATGGAAAGGATGTCATTGGAAATATTGTCAAGGCAAAGACTCACAAATCACGTATAAGTAAAGAGAACAAAACTGTTGAGATACGTTTATACTATGATGAGCGTGGACTTGATAAGTATTATGGTCTTCTAGAATTAGGAGAACTTGGTGGTTTATGGAAGAATGTTGCCGGTAGATACGAAATTAATGGAAAGAAAATTTACGCAAAACAAATCTATGCAGAACCAGAAACTTACTTTGATGAATATGTAATGCAAGCTCTTGATGAAATAGCACAAAATGAGTTTAGTTATGGATCGTCTAGTTGATTTAATTAAAGTTTATGATAATGATTTGGATGATGAAATCTGTGACAATCTTATAGAACATTTTGAAAATTCAAATCGAAGACATAAAAAAGTTTATCGAAATAAAACTCCAAACTTTACAGAATACAATTTGACCAGACACGCAAATAAAAAAGATAAAACAAAAAAAATATATAATCATTTAATTGAAAAACTTCATAAAAATGCACAATTATATTTTAATTACATCAATGAAAAGTTGATTCATTTGTATCCAGAAAATCATTTTTATTCAAGAAGTGTATTTCCTAATCATTATGGTATTGAAAGATTTAGAATAAAGAGATATAATACTGAAGTGAATGAAGGATTTAACACTCATTGTGATGTTATGAATTTATTAAGTTGTTCTAGATTTTTATCTTTTCTGTGGTATCTTAATGATGTTGATGATGGTGGCCATACCATTTTTAATGGTATGAAAATAGATCCTCGAAAAGGAAGATTGGTTATCTTTCCTCCTATGTGGATTTTTCCGCACATGGGTGTGGAACCCATTAGTAACACGAAGTACATCATGAGTTCATATTTAAGGTATAATAAAATTTTGAATAGAGGTGCAACTTTAAAAAATTTGTGGGAGATTATTATTTAATGGAAAAAGTTGAATTTCTAATTCTTAGAAATCTTTTATATAATGAAGAATACCTTCGTAAAGTTATTCCTTTTTTAAAATCAGAATACTTTGAAGATGAGAAACAAAAGATTGTTTATCAGGAGATTGCTAGTTTTGTAGAACAATACAATGAACTAACAACGAAAGAGATTCTTTGTATTGAGATTGAAAAGAGAAAAGATATTACAGACTCAATGTTTAAAGACATCACTGATTTCATTGGTGAGTTACATGATAGTCCAGTAGATCTTGAGTGGACATTAAACACAACAGAGAAGTGGTGTCGAGATCGTGCTATATATTTGGCACTGATAGAATCAATTAGTCTCGCAGATGGAAAAGATGACTCTAAAGGAAGGGATGCTATTCCTTCTATTTTGTCTGATGCTTTGGCTGTGTCTTTCGATAATCATGTAGGACACGATTACTTAACTGATTATGAAGAAAGATATGAATCTTACCACAGAAAAGAAGATAAGATACCATTCGACTTGGAGTTCTTCGATAAAGTCACCAAAGGAGGTCTCCCCAATAAAACTCTTAACATCGCGCTTGCTGGCACTGGTGTGGGTAAGTCTTTGTTTATGTGTCATTTTGCCAGTTCTGTTTTACTCCAAGGTAAAAACGTTCTGTATATTACGATGGAGATGGCTGAAGAAAAGATTGCGGAGAGGATTGATGCGAATCTTTTAAACATTAATATTCAAGATATTACTGATCTTCCAAAGACAATGTTTGAAAGTAAGGTCACAGATATATCAAAGAAAACACAAGGATCATTAATTATTAAAGAATATCCAACAGCAGCAGCACACTCAGGACACTTCAAGGGATTACTTAATGAACTTGCATTGAAAAAATCATTCCGACCTGATATAATATTCATAGATTACTTAAATATATGTGCGTCTTCACGTTACAAGGCAGGGTCAAATGTCAATAGTTACTCGTATATTAAAGCGATTGCGGAAGAACTCCGTGGGCTTGCAGTTGAGGCTAATTTACCTATCGTCTCCGCTACTCAGACGACTCGCTCTGGCTTTGCTAGTAGTGATGTTGATCTTACTGACACATCTGAGTCCTTCGGTCTCCCTGCCACTGCTGATCTTATGTTTGCTCTTATATCTACGGAAGAACTTGAGAGTTTAAATCAGATATTAGTTAAGCAATTAAAGAATCGATACAATGATCCAACGATTCATAAACGTTTTGTTGTTGGTATTGATCGGGCAAAGATGAGACTATATGATTGTGAACAGAAAGCACAAGAAGATATTGTTGACAATACTTCTGAAACAGAGTATGATGAAGACAAATCAAAATTCAAAAAATCATTCGGCGACTTTAAATTCTAATG